ACAGGATTTTGATCCTGCCACGACTGCCATTGTTTCTCAACGAACTCTAGCGGAGTTTTTGCCATTCTTTTGTTTCGCCTGTTTCATCATTAGTGCTTGGTATTGTGCCATTTTCTTAATAACCTTGTTTCGTTTATCTAAACCAGATTTAAGAGCCAACGGCTTCACACGGTCAGTATACACGATTCCGTTCATATGGTCAAGCTCGTGTAGGAAACAACGTGCAGAAATACCAACATATTTTGTTGTGTGTTCTTTACCGTTGAAGTCTTGGTATTTTACCGTAACTTCTGTTGGTCGTGTGATACGCAATCCTAATAACGGGAAAGATAAACAACCTTCTAACATATGTGATTCACCAGAAGTTTCAATTACTTCAGGATTAAAGTGTGCAACATAATCGTCACCGGCGCCCATAACAAATACACGGTATGGGAATCCACATTGGTTTGCAGATAGGCCAACACCATTGTTTTTCTTGCAAGTTTCTACTAAAGAAGATGCAAAGTCTGCTGGGTTAATAATTGCATTTTCAAAGTCAAAATGCGGCATAACTTCTCTCAGAATTGGATCTTCAGGAGAAACCAAGTCAAAAGTTTCAATAGTTTCTAATGTTGGTTGTACAACAGAAGTTAATGCATCGGATGTGTCTAATTTAAAGACACCATCAATTAGTTTTAGTTCACTCATTTTTCCACCTGACTAAAGTTGTTAACTTTCTTAAACCTAATAATGGACCTAAACTTATCAAAAAGTTGGTCGCCTTTGTGGCTGATAACAAAAATATTTGTTTCACTGCCCATATCATGAATCAATTTCAAGAATTCATCCGTGCCAACACCATCCAAACTGGAATCAAATACTTCATCCAGAATCAACAAGTTGGTATTTGTTGAGTTCTTCATCTTAGCAATCTGTCTCCATGTAAACAAAAGTGCCAAATCAATACGCATCTTTTCACCTTCGGAGAAATTCGCATAACTAAATTCATCACGATGTCGTGACTTGATAGTTTCTTCAAAGTTTTCATTCAAGTTAAAGTTGACAAAGAAGTCCATTGCTTTCAAATACTTATTCACCAATTTATTGATGATAGGCAGATACTGCTTGATAATCTTTGTCTTTATACCATTGTCTTTCAACAATGATGCGGCGTATTCGTGATAATGCTTTTCAACAGAAAGTTCTTCTTGTTCTTTTACCAAAGTTGACAATTCTGTTTTCAAGTCTTTCAACTTTTGGTTGTCTTCAGTTAAGGTATCTTTCTGTTTAGACAATGCATCAATTTCAGCATTAAGTTTTTTAATGTACTTGTTGATTGCCGAAATGGTTGAATTGTGTTTTACGATTTCGTTGTTATGTTCCGTAATGTGCTTGGAGATTTTTACAATCTCATCCAAACGGTTTTGCAACTTACTATATTCTTTATTGAGTTCTACCAAACCATCTTTTTGTAACAACACTTTTGATGTGTGTTCATTGATTTGCTCTTGTTTGAAATCAGCATCAAGAACTTGTTTACAGGTTGGACAGTTGTCATTGTTGTGATAGAAAGCAATATCCTTTTCAACCTTTTTGATTGAGGTTTCAATCTTGGCCTCAAGCTGAAGTAACTTCTTGCTTCTTGTTTCAACTGTTGCCTGGTCTGCAATCTTCTTATTCAAGACATCAATATGTTTTTGAATCAACTCAATGTCTTTTGAAAGTTGTTCGGCCTGTTTCTGATTTGTCTGTATTTCTTCTTTTCTACCTACAATTTCATATTCATTGTTCTTCTTACTTTCTTCAATGTTTTGCTTTTGCATCTGAATCTTCTCAGATACAAGTTCCATTGCATACTTGTTTCTTGTAGTAGTATCTTTAATTGCCGACATACGTTCTTTGATAAGACCGTTCATTGCGGTAAAGATTTGAATGTCTAATAGTTCTTCAATGATTGTTCTACGGTCAGCAGGAGTCAACTGCATGAATGGAACAAAAGATGCCGAACCAAGGATGACAATTTGCGTAAATGACTTATAGTTAAATTTGAGAATGGATTTCTCTAAAAAGTCTTGGTAGTCTTTTGCTTTGGCATCTTGGTTTAACAAAGTACCATTAAGAAAAATCTCAAAAGTATTAGGTTTGATACCACGAACGACCTTGTATTGTTTCTTACCAATCGAAAATTCAATCTCAACTACAGCATCAGATGTATTGATTGAGTTTACAAGGTTTGGTTTGTTAATCTTACGAAATGGTTTGCCAAACAACACAAAGCATAGTGCATCCAGAATTGTGGATTTACCTGCGCCATTATTACCAATAATCAAAGTGTTGGGAGATTTATCAAGTTTGATTTCAGTAAAAGAGTTACCGGTACTTAACAAATTCTTCCAACGAATAGTCTGAAACTTTATCATGCCTGCTCTAAGTTCAAGGCTTCAACATATAATTCACGCATCATAGTTTTTAACCTGTTATTATCAATGCCGTCATTTTGGATTGCATCCACATATTTGTTAATAATGGTTACAGTATCCTCGGCTTCATCAATTCTATCATCATTATCATCATCTGTCAAGTCTAATGCATCCTCAACAATGGTAATATCAAGTGGATTAAGTCCGTAAATTTTATTCATGAACTGGTCGAACAGATATGGATTAGTTTTGTTTACTACCACAACCTTAACATAAACACCAGCACATGCACTTAGGTCTTTGTTTAGAACTTCTTTGATTTCTTGATTCTTGTCATCATAGATTATGCGGTGAAACATGACATTAGGATTTTGTATAAAATCCAAATCATAGGAATCCAAATCAAAGAAATGAAACCCACGAGGATCCGAATAGTCTTGCCAGGTAAGTTCGTATGGGTTGCCAAGATACTGAATGTTCCCATTACTAGACTTATGGTGATAATGTCCGCTAAAAACATGGTCAAAAGTTCTAAAAACATTTCTATCTAATCCTTCTTCTGATGGCATACCACGGTGCATGGCAAAACCAGCAATTTCAAAATGACCCATACACACCTTGGCCTTTGTGTTGTTTATTTCATCCATACACTCTTGGTAGTTCTCAGCACAAATCCAAGGTATCATACAGATATCGTTACCATCAACATTGATTGTTTTTGGTGTATCAATAACTGTGATGTTATCGTACTCACGTAGCAACAAGTCTACTGAATTAACGTCATTAGTGTTTTTAAAATAAGTATCATGATTACCAGCCAGCATGTATACTTGAATATTTTTTTCTGCAAGCACATCAAAGAACATCTCCTTTGTTCGTTTTAGTGAGTAAAAATTAACGTACTTCCTACGGTCAAAAGTATCACCAAGTATAAGCAAAGTGGTAATGCCAGAATTATCCAGAGTAGTAAAAAAAGTATCTCTATAAAACTTTTCATAGTAGTCCAAGAAATGAATCGAATCATTACGTGCTCCAAAGTGTTGGTCTGTTATCAATGTTACTTTCATAATCTCATTCTAAAAAATTTTCAATGCCCTTAGGTTTCTTTACGGCTGCCTTCTTGTCATCTTTCTTTTTTTGTTGAACAACCTCATAAGATTCGATGAATTCGGCAATGTTATCATACAGTTCAAACTGCCTGTTACCACCACCTTCTGTTTCCAACATTTCAAATTCATCCAGGATACCAAGTTGTTCCGTAGATTTGTACTTCACATAGAGCTGTTTTTTCTCTTTCTGAATCCTACGTAAGAATGCATAATATATGATTTGAGTGAAATAGGCAAATGGATTCTTTGACTTAGTAGGATCAAAGTTCTCAAAGTACATAAGACAGTTTTCAATACCATCTCCAATCATGTCTTCTCTGTGAGGATAATTGATGAAGTTGGGTTTATGTGATAGACCTTCTGCAATCTTCATCCAACATTCACCGATATAATTTGGTATCGGTTCATTGGGGTTGGCAAGTTTGCGTTCTTTGTACGCAATTAAAGCTTGTAGAAAGTCTGCGTTGTTGATGTAATGTTTAGTGCTCATTCAAATATACCATAATAATTGTTGACAAATCGCTTGACAAGTGTTAAAGTCTCGGTGTTGACCATTGAGATTAATGAATTGTTTTACCTTCTGGATCAACTTCCATGTTCTCAAATGCTTGGACAATCAATCCTTTAATTCTTTCATTAAGTTCTTCTTGAACTTCTTCGTGGAACTCGTTCTCTGCATCCATCTTCTTGAGATTATCCACAGAGTTTTCATAGTATTCAGCAAAGTCATCACTCGGTTTGGTGATAAATAGAATGTCTTTGCTGGTCAATACCACTTCATTCTTTTCTACCAATTGTATTGGCAAGAAAAAGCTTAACATGATGTGTGAGGTTGTACCTCGGTTATTCACATCATATACCATTGGATCGGTCAGTAAGTAGTGACCTTCCATAATTTCTTCAGTTACACTGATGATATCAATTCCATTTTGTAGTCGGACGAGTTTTACATTGCTCATTTTTTTAGTCCTATCTTATAAGTTTTAAATGGAAACTTCTCTTCCGTATATATCTTCACCCGTTCCACGAAGTGCCGTAAAGTAAAATTCATGTGTTTTCCGACTCGCATATCGTCCGCAATGTCA